TGGCCGGGGTGAACATCTACAAGGGCGACAGCGCCGACACGAACGTGCTCCCCAAGGCCATCGTGCTCTGCGACTCTGCCCGCCTGCCTAACGACATCCCGGACGGCCTCGGGAACTACTCCTGCTCGGTCCGCGTGACCCTGCTGGACTCTGCCGACGACGTGACCCTGACGGATCACCGTGCCCGGATGGCCGCCATCGCCGGGGCCATGCAGGACCTCGAAGCGCTGCAGGCCGTGTTCACCCTGCAGGGCGACGCCCACTGCTACGATATCACCCCCATGTCCGAGGACGAGGGAGTCAACGAACGCTCCTGGGCGTCCGTCCTAGCCTACGACATTCTGGTGGTCGTTAACCCCGAGGGCTAACCTTACCTTAAAAACAATAGGTATACCATGTGTGCAGCAATCGTCAAAGGGGTCACCGCAATCTATGGCCTGCCGGGCGCAACCGTGGCCAACGCCGTGGTGCAGTCCTACACCAACGACGGTGAGTTCTCCAGCGAAGCCACCATCGTCGATGAGGATGGCTTGACCGTTGCTTGGCGCGGCGACGACAGGCGCTGTCAGCTGAGCGTGGAGATTATCGCGAAGACCTCGGCAATCCCGGTCCTCGGTTCATCCTTTACCCTGACGGTCAACACCGCTTCGTCCTATTCTGGCGGCACGGCCTCCACGGCCTTCTCCGGCTGGGTGACCAAGGTTTCGGACAAGGGCTCGAACCGTGGCTATTCCGCAGTAACGATTACTGCTGTTGGCTACGAAGGCGTCGCTGGAGCTTAACCGCATGGACCGCCGATTCACATCGGCTTTCACGGACCCAGCAGACACGTTTTTGCTGGGCCGTTTTGTTTCCCCGTTCTGCCTGCGACACCGGGTAATGTTGGAAGCAGCCGAAAGCCCCCTGATCCGTTCGGGCGCAGGCATCCGTCCGCTGGACTTGCTGTTTGCCGTCAAGATTTGCTCGGGCGAACGCATCGACAAACTGACGTGGAAGGACTCCTGGTATCTTGGCAAGATGACCGCCAACGGCGATTACTTCGCCGAGCAGATTGAATTCTTTTCCAAGTACGTCCTCGTAGAGGCTTGGCCGAAGTTCTGGGAGAAGAAAGCAAAGCACTCAGAAACCAGCGGGACCCCATGGGTCTTGACGGTGGTCGCGTCGCTAATCTCCAACGGCATCCCGGAAGAGCGCGCATGGACGATGCCGGAGTGTCAGGCCATCTGGCTCAACTCCACCTTCGCGATCAGCAAGGGAGCCGAACTGAAAGTCCTCACCTCTGAGGATGAAGAACTAATCGAAGAACTCGAAAAAACCCAAGCATGAGCAACTCTGTAAAGTATAGCGTCGATGGGACTACCAACGCCGACGAGGTTGCGGACAAGGTAAAGAAGTCTCTAAGCACGCTTGAGAAGAACATCGAGGGCGTCGAAAACCGCTTCAAGTCATTCGGCAAGGACCTATTCCTTTCCTTTGCCGCGCCCATGGTCCTACTCAACGCGGCCATGAGCGCCATCTCCGCGTCCATCGAAAAGAACCGGCAAGCCGTCCAGGACGCCAAGGCCGTGGCCGAAGGCGGTGGCAACAAGTATATGCGCGAGGGAACGGTCACCTCCGCTCAGGAAGCGGCCCGTCGTCGTCAGGACGCCCTAGATCGTAAGAACGCCAAGCTCGCAGCAGCTGCCCTCGCCGAGGAGCAGGCCGGTGAAGGCGGCTTTGCTGGCTTCGGTGGCGAAGGCGACAAGGCCCTGTTTCAATACGTAAAAGAAGGCGAAGGATTCTTCAACACCGCTGGAAGGCTTTATAACGCCACCGCCATGTTCTGGGGCATCAACTCAATGTCTGAGGACGAGGATATGCAGAAGGTCCTTGAGCGCCGTTCGGCTGCTCGAGTCGCCGAAGACCCGGAGATGATCGCCAAGAAGAAAGCCGAAGAAGCGGTCGTCAAGCAGAAGGAAGCCGCCGAGGCTCAAATCAAAGCCCAGAAGGAAGTCGATAGGATGCCGACCACCTTCAAGGGACCTGAAGGCTTTTCCAACGTCGTCGGCGTCGGAGCCAACCCGGTGCTCGAGGCCATGGCTTCCCAGCTCGAAGAGGCCAAGAAGACCAACGACCTTCTGGCTCAGCTCGTCACCCCCTCCCGCACTAACAGTTGGATGGACGCTCCTGCTGGCGCTACCTCGACCGCCGCGCCTTCCCGCGCCGCAATGCTCAAGGGCAAATAAACTTTATGGCACGTCAAGACTACGGCAACCCGCTAACCGCTCCGGTCCTCCAGCCTGGAAGCAAACTGAGCAACGACGGCTACGGCCTGCTGACGGCCACCTGCGTCTGGAAGGCGAACAAGGACAACGACCTGTCGGTCGGCAACCGAGGCTCGACCTGTCCCATCAACGCGGCCCTCACGGCGCACAAGTTCTCGGTGTCCTACGACAACCTCGGTATGGCCACGATCACGGTGGACTACATCGGCATCGACCCGACCGTCAATAGCGGTACGTACACCAACCCGGAGGTCGGCGCGTCTAACGGCCTGACGTCCGAGAACATCACGACCAACCCGAACTTCTTCACCCCTGGCGGTGACGGGTACGATGGCGTCATCGCCGGAGCCGCTGGAACCTACACCCAGTCTCCCATCGGTCCTCTGGTGGAAATCAAAAACCCAGACGACTGGATTCAGGTTTTGCTTGGCAACAATTCTGACGGGACTCCTCAGTTCGGAAAGATTGGCAAGAAGCAGTCCTACATCGGCCTTAACGGCGCTTGCTTCGAGGACGTAAACGGCGGTCGCTTCATCGGTTTCGTCAACCCGAACTTCAAGCACTTCTACGGCAAGACGAACTACCTTGCCCCTCAGTCCTCCTTCTCCGGGCACTTCTACACGACCGAGTCTTCCGAAGTCCAGAATATGCTCTCCTACCTCGGCACGACCTCCAGAGACAACGACTGGTCCAGCGTGCTTCCTCGTATCATACCTGACTACGCGGGAACCTCTTGGGTTTCCAGCGCGGCCAACGGAGCGTTCAATCAGCTTCTGCTCTCTCAGGTCAACGTGCAGGACTACGGTCTGCTGTTCAAGGTCAACTATGAGGTCCGCTATAGTGTTGTCGGTTGGCACGATCAGGTCTACCGAGACAACCGCCTGATCTGAACATGAGCATCCAACCCGGCGACGGCTACAACTTCAGCGCCTCGTCCAGCGGGTTCTCCCTGGATATCACTCAGCCTTGGACGCCTCCGAGCGACGATGGTATCGCATTCGGTATTGCGCTGCCCAAGTTCCCCGACCCTCCCCTCCCGCCCAGCCTTCCCGCGCTGGAGAATCCAAAGCCCCTTCAGTTCCAGTGCAACGTGCTGGCCATTCCTGTCTCTGGCACGCCGACGCCTGTCGTGCAGGTGGCCATGGGCTCGGTGACCTACACGCATTCCTTGATGCCCTACATCAAGACTGGGGCGTTTCTAGACCATAGGCAGGCATACATCAACTTCGTCGCGGTAAAGTCCCCTGAGGTAACTCCAGCCCCCTTGGCTGACGCCACGTCCCCTTGGATGCTGGCTGGTGGTGGCTACGCCCTGACCGGGGAAGGCCGCTGGTATGTGACCCTGTCAAAGTGGGACGCTGGCAACGGAGCCTTTGACGGCGGCCTACTGGATCAGAACCTCCCCTGGGTGTCCTTTGTCAAGGACGGCTCGGACGAGTTCGACGCGCTGTTCGTAGACTCTGGCCCTTCGCTTTACCAGAACCAGACCAACATCCAGAAGATGGAAGGATACCAGGAGGTCGTCGCCGATGGCGAGACACTGCTGGACTGGGGCCACTGCCACACGACCTATTTCAACCCCCGCTTCTTTGGGCATCACGTCCGGGTGCTGGCCATCATCGACTCTGTCGCGCCTACTCCGTCCACCGTGGCGGTCAACGTACTCAGGGATGGCAGCTCATCGGCCGGCAATAGCATCCAGCAGGTGGTCTTCGCGGGCGACTACAAGTCAGGCGGGGCCACGTTCACCTCTGGCGGTGCGACGACCACGACCACCTTCAACCCCTCGACGCAGTCGGCTTACGATCTGCAGGAATGCCTCAACACCATCCCGGCCTTGGATGGCAACGTGTTGGTCCAGCAGGCAGGCCCGGGCGTGTATCAGATTGAGTTCACTAATATCCTGCGGAACAGTTCCGTGGCCGCACTTACGGCCAACTCCAGCCTCACGTCCTTCTCGACCTGGTACAAGGTCAGCCAGATGCACGTCGGCTCGCAAGATATCGTCATCCCCTGCGAGCTCAACGCCACGTTCCTGATGAACAAGGCCGACGTCACCGAGGCCGAGGACCCCTACTACATCAACGAGGCCACGACCCCTCCGTGGAATAACGTGGTCAACAACGCCGACGCCATCGCCGCCAACGCGCTTGGCTTCATCCCAGCTTGGGCCACCCCTGTGGTCAACGGAACCGTGCCGCGTACGTTCACGACCCGCATCCTCAACTACGCCGAGGAAGCAGGCTGCACCGGCGACGACCCTTCCATGGACCACCCCTTCAAGGTCATCCACGTCGAGACGGATGCCGGACTCAGCGAGTACCGCATCGTCTCTGGTACGGTCAACAACGAGGTCCCTGGCAACATCGCCAGCACGATCAGCGTCTCGACCGGGCCTTACGAGGTCTGGGTCAGGGCTCCTTACGCTGCGGGCGTCTACCCTGCCGCGACTGGTTTCGAGTGGGATATCGGCACGCCTGTTCCCGACGACACCGACACCGACGCCTACATCCGCGTGGCCTCCGTCGATGGCGCTACGGTCACGCAGTACGTCACCGGCTCGCTCTGGTCTGACCGCATCAAGATGGGCACGCAGACGGCCCGCTACTACCACGCCCGCATCTGATGGGCGT